CCGTAACGGGTATGAGATTAACCTAGCGGTATCTGATGAGGTATATCAGCAGTTTATTTCTGCTGGTTTCAATGTTGGTATCAAGGCTGCTGGGCGGTCTAAGTATACCGAAGATCCTGTGATCCATTTCTATCAATGGGAAGTGAACGGTAAGGGTGAGAAGAACCCTGTACCTAAGCTTGTTGATTCTGAAAAGAATGAGATTGATGTGCAGATTGGTAACGGATCTAAGGTAGCAGTGCAATGGCGAGCAGCCGTGTACGGCCCTAACAAGCAGTACAAACGTGCCATCCTTGAGAACGTGCAGATCCTAGATCTCATTGAGTATGGTCAAGGTGCCGCTGAAACTGAACTAGCATTTTAGGAAACGCTATGTCTGAAGAAAGTAAAAATACTCTGACCTTTGAGGGTACTGAATATGCGGTTGAGGACTTAACACCACGTGGTCAGATGATCGTGGGGCTTGTTGCTTCTGTCCGTGAGGAGTCTAGTGATCTACAGGTTAGATTGTCTATACTCCGGGCGGCAGAAATAACCTTCTCTAAGGAGTTGGAAGACATACTACACGATGAAATAGCCTAAACTAAGAGGGGCTTCGGCCCCTTCTTTTATGGAGACTTAGATGTCTTTTGTAGAAACCCACAAACCCTGTTCAGTGTGTGATAGCAGTGACGGGGCAAGCATCAATGAGGATGGCACTGCCAAGTGTTTTTCTTGTGGAACTTTTTATACTTACGAAGGTGGAGAAATGATACAAGCCCCAAAACTTGTAAAAGATAATGTCGCAATAACTGAAGGAGACTTTAATGCTTTGCATGACAGAGGAATATCTCTGGCAACCGCAAAAAAATATGGCGTTAGATCAGTAGTAAATTTAAATAGTGAAGTATCCCGACACTTCTACCCCTACTACAATGGCTCGGAAGAGGTTGCGTACAAGACTAGGTTTGTCAGTGACAAAGGCTTCACTGCCTCTGGCCCTATATCAGAGTGTGGACTGTTTGGTCAGCAGACAGTGGGCGACAAGGGTGGTAAGTATATTACTATCACTGAGGGTGAGTGTGATGCGATGGCGGCCTACGAGTTGCTGGGATCTAAGTGGCCCGTGGTATCTGTTAAGAACGGAGCGCAGGGCGCAGAGAAAGATGTTAAATCTCAAATAGAATTCCTTGAGAAGTTTGACAACATCGTGATCTGCTTTGACGCTGACAAACCCGGACAGGAAGCAGCCAAGAAAGTAGCAAGGCTGCTGAAGCCTAACAAAGCTAAGATCATGGTGATGCCTGACGGTCACAAGGATGCCAATGACATGCTGCGTAAGAACCAGCACGGCTCCTACGTTAGTTCGTGGTGGAATGCAAAGACCTACACGCCTAGCGGTGTCTTGAATGTCAGTGAGAATAAAGATAAGTATCACAACAGACCCAAGAAGAAGTCCATCCCCTACCCTTGGGACGGTTTAAATAAAAAGCTAGAAGGTTTGCGTCAGGGTGAGTTGGTGTTGGTTGCAGGCGGTACGGGTCTTGGTAAGACTGCGGTTACACGCGAACTAGAACACTGGCTCATAAAAGAGAATGAGGACAACATAGGTATCGTTGCTCTAGAGGAGGATTGGACACGCACCGTGGACGGTATCCTTTCTATTGAGGCCAACGCTAAGTTGCACATTGACAGTGTACGTGAGACATATTCGACAGAAGAAGTTGATATTCTTTTTGATGATGTCTTCTTGGACAACGATAACAATGACAGGGTGTGGGTACACGCGCACTTTGGTTCCAATGATATCGACGGTATCTTTTCTAAGTTACGCTATATGATCGTTGGTTGTGAATGTAAGTGGGTTGTGATTGATCACCTACACATGATGGTATCTGCTACATTGGAAGGCGATGAACGCCGCTCCATTGACTCTATCATGACACGACTTCGCAGCCTTGCTGAAGAGACAGGCGCTGGTCTTATTCTTGTGTCGCATCTTCGCCGTATTGATGGTAACAAGGGACATGAGAAGGGCGCTGAGACAGACCTGAGCCACCTTAGAGGCAGTCAGTCCATCGCGCAGTTGTCTGATTGTGTCATCACCCTTGAGCGTAACCAGCAGGCGGATGATCCGGTGGTAGCATCCACTACCCGTGTGCGTATCCTAAAGTCTAGGTATACAGGTGATGTCGGCATCGCTACGTATTTGCAGTATGATAAAGACACCGGGCGACTACATGAGGTTGATGACTCAGACATTGACTTTAACCCTGATCAAGAAGATACACTGGCGTTTGAATGAAGCTATTATTTGATATAGAAACGGACGGGCTTGAGTACACAAAGATATGGTGTATCGTTGCTCAAGAGGTAAACACTGGTGAGGTCTGGAGCTACGGGCCTGATGAGATAGAAGAAGGAGTTTCGTTATTAAATAAAGCAGAGCAACTGTCAGGGCACAACATAATTGGGTTTGATATACCCGCTCTAGAAAAGCTTACGTCATTTAAACTTGGCAACCAGCAGATCATAGATACCTTGGTACTGTCTAGATTATTTAATCCTGTACGTGAAGCTGGTCACAGCCTTGCAGTATGGGGCAGTAAGCTAGGTCTTGCTAAGATTGAGTTTGATCAGTTTGATTGTTACACACCTGAGATGCTTGAGTACTGTAAGCGTGACGTTGGAGTTAACGTCAAGGTTTACAAAGCTTTGCAGAAGGAAGGTGTGGGTTTCTCTCCTGACTCAATAGATTTAGAGCATGAGGTAGCCTCCATTATGAAGGATCAGGAGAACACTGGCTTTTACTTTGACGAGTACAAAGCAAGTATGCTCTTGGCTCTCATGCGTGAGAACATGGCGAAGCTTGAGGATGAAGTTGGTAAGGTGTTCAAGCCTAAGATAGATGAGCGTCTTATCTATCGCCGTGAGACAGGTACGGGTGCTGTAGCTAAGACAGGTTCTTGGGATACTCCAAGTGGTAAAGGTGTACGCCTTACTGCCGAAGAGCATGAGTACCTAAGCCAGCCTGCTAACTTTAGTACCACTAGGCAGAGCATAATGGACTTCAACATTAGTTCTAGAAAGCAGGTAGGTGAGTACCTTATTGAGTTTGGTTGGAAGCCTACTGAGTTCACTGTTCATGGTAGACCTATTGTCAATGAGAAAACTCTTTCTCAGATAGAAGGTATTCCAGAAGCAGAGTTGATCAAAGATTATCTGATGCACCAGAAACGTGAGGCTCAGATTAAATCGTGGCTGAAAGCATTGAAAGATGATGGAAGAGTACACGGCTATGTGATCCCTAATGGGACTATTACAGGCCGTATGACTCATCGTGAACCTAACATGGCACAAGTACCTAGCTCTAACTCGCCTTATGGTAAGGAGTGTAGAGCAGTATGGACTGTACCCAAAGGTTACAAGCTGGTAGGTATTGATGCCAGCGGCCTTGAGTTACGGATGCTTGCTCACTATATGGAAGACAAGGAGTACACAAATGAAATTGTCAACGGAGACGTACACACAGCTAACCAGCACCTTGCAGGACTTGAATCTAGAAATCAGGCGAAGACATTCATCTATGCACTGCTGTACGGCGCAGGAGATGAAAAGCTTGGAAGCGTGGCTGGAGGAGGCAGAGAAGCTGGTTCAAGGCTTAGACAATCTTTCTTCGATAATCTTCCATCATTTACAAATCTCAAAAATAAAGTTGCAAGAGCTTCAGCAAGAGGCCACCTCAAAGGTTTAGACGGACGTAAGTTGTTTGTCCGTTCAGAACACTCAGCACTCAACACGCTGTTACAGGGTGCAGGTGCTATCGTTATGAAGCAGGCTCTTGTATTCTTTAATAGGAAGCTACAAGGTATGGATGCTAAGTTTGTCTGCAACATTCATGATGAGTGGCAGTTAGAAGTGATTGAAGATAGTGCCGACACTGTAGGTATTCTAGGTGTAGAGGCTATAGTAGAAGCCGGTAAGTATTTAAATCTTAAATGCCCTTTAGATGGAGAGTATAATGTCGGAACAGATTGGTCAGAAACGCACTGAAGAATATAGATGGTCTTATGCACGTACTAATTCTAAGGGGAAAAAAATATTTAGAAACGATACGCAGCAAACAGCAGAGTATGCAATGGATTATCTGGACTCTAAACAAATTAAGTACGATTTGAAGCGGGGCGGTAGTATGCTTTGGATATATCATGAGGAAAAAGCTTACTCATACTATTACACCACTGGACGCTGGGCACCTTACACGCAAGGAGAAATGCCTAAAATGCACTTCTCTTCTAAAGGGATTATGGATTTTGTAGAAAGATTTTTGACTAAGTACGACAAGAAAGAAGAGCCTGAACAGGAACGCATTAGAAAGTGTATTGATTGTACTGTTGAACTAGATGAAAAAGGCAACTGGAGTACAGCATTAAAGAAGGAACGCAGATATATCTGTAGAGCATGTGATTCTGCAAGATCTAAAAAAAGAATGTTTGTTGATGGTAAGCATATACCGAAGAGCCACCCGCTGTTTAAACCGGGACGTTATAAAGGTTTTACTGACGCAGCCTTTAGCTCTTTAACCAATTATTCTGACTCCAAAGAAGGTTCAGTTTATATTATATACAACCCTTCTTTCCCCGGTTGGGTCAAAGTAGGAATGGCTGTTGACCCAGAAGACAGAGTAAAACAGTACCAAACTGCCTCACCCTATAGGGATTATGAGATTGTAAAGTCTTACAAGGTTCCCGACAGGCGTGAAGCTGAGAGTAAGGCACACGCCGCTCTTACTATTGAAGGAAGGGGACGTAAGGGAGAGTGGTTCTATATGGGATCTACTGTAGCTGTTTCAGAACTTGACAAATTATTTATTATTGGAGAACAACTTGACCTCTTCTAAAGACCTAGACAACCTTGTAGATGACATCTACGGTAAGCTTGATGCCCTATCTGATGGTAAAGAATTAGACATAACTGATGATATGATCTATGACTTTGGTGAGAGAATGAAGGGTGCGTTGGCACATTGGGCACAGCCTCACAAGCAGTCCAAGGGCCTACGCATGAGCAACATTGGCAAGCCTGCCCGTCAGCTATGGTATGAATCCCGTAGAGATCTTGACGAACCATCTACCATGAAGGCCCACATGCACATTAAGTTCTTGTATGGTCACTTGCTTGAAGAGGTTCTGCTTCTTCTTGTTAAACTATCAGGACATACTGTGACTGACGAGCAGAAAGAAGTAGAGGTTGACGGCATCAAGGGCCACATGGACTGTAAGATTGACGGTGAGGTAGTTGATATTAAGACTGCTTCTAATTTCGCTTTCAAGAAGTTCTCTGAAGGTACACTTGCAGTGGATGACCCCTTCGGATACATGGCTCAGTTGAGCGGCTATGAGGCAGCAGAGGGCACATCTGATGGTGGCTTCTTGGCTATCAATAAAGAATCAGGTGAGCTTGCTCTATTGAGGCCCGGAGATCTTTCAAAGCCCAACATTAGTACAAGAATAAAAGAACTTAAAGAAGCTCTTACTATTGACAACCCGCCAGATCGCTGCTATACTGATATACCCGAAGGTAAAAAAGGCAACATGCGACTACCTACCGGCTGTACTTATTGCCCTTACAAGCATGATTGCTGGACAGATGCCAACGAAGGTAAAGGTCTTAGAGCATTCAGGTATTCTAACGGATTAAAATACTTTACTAAAGTAGTTTCTGAACCAAGAGTAGAGGAGGTTTCTTGAACACTAGAACCTGTAAAAAAATTAGCAGGCATTCCGATCTATTACTTCTAGAGTGGTTGAAGACTCTCATACCAGAGAGTGATCATGACAAAGTAAATGTAAAAAATTTACATCAATATCTTCCAGAAGAAAACTACTTCTATGCAAATAAGCAGCTACGTCTTAGCTTCTACAGCCCTAGGTGGGTACGTAAAGGTATTAAGAAGCTTGTAAGACGTGGTATCTCTGTTGAGAGTATCACTATGACTGACTTAGAGGCTCTTGCAAAAAGCCATCAGGTGGCTGATGAGTACTAAAAAGAAAGCTGTCAGTGGCTGGCGCAAGCCTAGAGTACCCCGTCCAAAGCTTGTAAAGAAAGACGGTAACAAGTATGACTCTATCTGGGAGATGGTGTTACATGAGTCAATCCTAAAAGATTGGGAGCACCATACAGACTATGTTTCATATGTTATTGAGCACAAGTACGAGCCTGACTTTGTTAGAAAGATAGGTAGAAAGAAGATCCTTCTTGAATCTAAGGGTAGGTTCTGGGACTTCCAAGAGTACAACAAGTATGTCTGGGTTAAGAAGATACTTCCTAAGAACACTGAACTGGTATTCTTGTTTGCTAACCCATCAGCCCCTATGCCGGGAGCCAAGCGCCGTAAGGATGGTACTAAAAGATCACACGGTGAGTGGGCCACAGCGAATGGGTTCAGATGGTTTAGTGAAGACAGCATCCCAGATAGTTGGATTGACAAGTCTGCTAGAGATACTGAAGAGTTTAAGAAACGTAATGACAAGATTAACTTGGAGATGCAATAATGGGCCGTAATAATAATCCTTATCGTAAGATGACTAAAGATCAGATAATCTCAGAAAATCATGAACTGTTCAATGAAAAAGAATTCTGGAAATCAACAGCGATAGAGCAAGGAAGTCCTAGAAATGCTTACAAAGTTTGTTGTAAAGAAGTAGAGGAAATTAGGCGTATAATGGATCCCGATAATACAGGGTTTGTATACGGATGAGCATTGATAATATAACACCAGAGGAATGGAACAGGATGAGTTTTAAAACTATTAAAGATGAAAGATCTAAAGTACCTACAGCAACACCTGTAGCTGATACTTGGAATCATGTTTATGATGATGAACCTAACGATCATCCTCTATATGGAGATTATAAGTTTGATCCTGTACACAAGCCAGAGCATTATAACAATGGTGGTATGGAATGTATTGATGCTATCCAAGGTATGCTCACTCACGATGAGTACATAGGTTATCTAAGAGGTAACGCCCTTAAATATCAGTGGCGCTTTAGGTACAAAAAGAAACCTATTGAAGATCTTCGTAAGGCCCGTTGGTACGAAGAGCGTTTGATTACTTACATGCTGGAGAATCCGGGTGACAAGTTGGGATAGGAAAGCAGAGAGAGTTGAAAGGTTTCAGAAGAAAAAGAAATCTAAAAGTAAAGCAAGAACTAGGGGCTACAGACAAGCCCAATTAAAAGAGAAGGATGATTTGAATGACATCAAAGATTGGCATACAGGATTATTTAGGGATTCAGATTGACTATGATCGTGAAGAAACACTTAATAATTTTTCTTTAGAAACTTTGAAGGATCGTTACTTATGGGGAGATGGAGGTGAAACACATGCCCAAGAAGCATTCGCCAGAGCGTCGGTCTATGGTGCAACGTATCAAGGACATACTGACTACAATCTTGCACAGCGCCTTTATAACTACAGTAGTAAGGGCTGGTTCGGCTTCAGCACTCCTATTCTTAGTAACGGGGGAACCCCTACTGGTCTACCTATCAGTTGCTTTCTTAATTATGTTCCTGATTCAAGGGAAGGCTTATCTGCTCACTATGATGAAAACATATGGTTGGCAAGTGGAGGTGGAGGCTTGGGTGGATATTGGGGTGCTGTTAGAAGTAATGGCGTTCCTGTTGGTAACGGTAGTGAGTCTACTGGTTCTATCCCTTTCATGCACGTAGTTGACGCACAGATGTTGGCGTTTAATCAAGGAAAAACTAGAAGAGGATCTTATGCGGCCTACATGGACATCACTCACCCAGAAGTGGAAGAGTTTATCGCTATGCGAAAGACTACTGGGGGTGATCTTAATCGTAAGTGCCTTAACCTTCACAATGGAATTACAATAACAGACGAGTTCTTGGCCGCCGTCATGTCTGATGATAGCTGGAGATTAATAGACCCTAAGTCCAAGCAGGCAGTAAAGACTGTATCAGCAAGGGACTTATGGTGGCAACTAATCCACACTAGAGCAGAGACAGGTGAGCCATATATTGTTAACCTAGACCGTTGCAATGAGGCTCTACCGGAGGAACAGAAGGAGCTAGGGCTAGAGGTACGGCAGAGTAACCTATGCTCTGAGATTACCTTACCGACCAGTGAATCACGTTCAGCAGTGTGCTGTTTGTCTAGTGTTAACCTAGAATACTTTGATGAGTGGAAGGACGATGAATTATTTGTTGGTGATTTAATCACAATGCTTGACAATATTATTCAACATTTTATTGATAATGTGGTACACACCTATCCTGAAAAAGAGATAAGCTCGTTTAAAGAGTTTCAAAATTATGTTAAGCAAGGAAAAGAATATGCAGGAAAAGCAAAAGCCGCTTACAGCGCATATAGAGAACGTGCGGTTGGCCTTGGAGCGATGGGTTTTCATAGTTACCTTCAACGTAATGGAATCCCTTTTGAGGGAATGTACGCCTCCAGCTTCAACAATAGAGCGTTTAAAACAATCAAAGACAGATCTGAAGTGGCTTCCAGAAGTCTGGCTAGAAACCGTGGGGAGGCTCCTGACATGGCTGGTAGTGGTCGTCGTAATTCCCATCTCCTTGCTATTGCCCCTAATGCTAGTAGCAGTATTATATGCGGTGGAACAAGTCCTTCTATTGAGCCTACAAGGGCTAACGTATTTACGCACAAAACTTTAACAGGCTCGTTTAAAGTTAAAAACAAATACTTGGAGAAACTACTTGAAGAAAAAGGTGCCAACACCGATCAAACGTGGAAAGATATTGCTGCTGCTGAAGGCTCTGTTAAAGACTTACCGGAACTATCGGAAGAAGAGAAAGAAGTTTTCAAGACAGCGCCTGAACTTAACCAGATTTGGGTTATTGAACACGCCTACCAAAGACAGAAGTACGTCTGCCAAGCACAGTCAGTAAACCTTTTCTTTGAACCACCCCCGGCTACAGCACCACAGGAGGTACACGATGAGTATCTGGAGTATGTTAATCATGTACATTGGACGGGAGCTAACAAACTCAAATCTATGTATTACTTGCGAACTACAGCGGCTAGAAATACAGAGAATGTTAACATCAAGATCCCTAGAATTAACTTAGAAGAGGAGTGCCTAAGCTGTGAAGGATGACCACCCAGCATACAGAGCACAGTTCTATATACCTGAGTTAAAAAAGTACACCAACTGGCCTGACTACCTGCTATACTATAAGGAACAAGATGACAAGATTATGTTGTTCAGCAGCTACTGTATGCAGATGTGGTCTAGTTACATGAATGATAAAATCAAACAACAAGAGGCACCCTTGAGTTACAAGGAGTACCTAAACAAATATAAAGTATTACTGGAGGATGGTTACCGTGATAGACCCGAAGATTAACGCGCTTATGAAGCTTTACAAGGCTGAGATAGCTGTTTACAAGGAAGAGATCCAAAACTATTTGGACAACCCTGTAGCTGTAGGTGAGCATGGCAACTTGATTGAGACTATGGATACGCTAGTTCAAAAGATGGCTGAGTCTGAGGACAAGCTTATCGTGCTGGAGACACATTTTAATGAGTAACATAATTAACTTAATGCCTGAAGACGCTACGGCTGATGAGGTTTTAGAGGATGCCAAGGGCAGTTACAAGGACGTGCTAATCCTTGGATGGGATGATGAGGGTATGTTGAATGCTAAGTCAACTACTTCTCTAGATGTAAAAGAGCTTGTGTACATGATTGAAGTATTTAAGTCTGTTGTAATTACTGCGGGGCATTCTATAGATGAGTGATGAACTAATACACCTGATCAGCCTGTGGGCCATGAACCGTGGCATAATTAACAACAGTACACCTCTTGCACAGTTTGCAAAACTTGTGTCAGAGATAGGAGAGCTAGGGGATAACGTAGCCAAGCAGCGTGATGTGACTGATGACATTGGTGACTGCTTGGTGGTGTTAAACAACCTAGCCATTATGAATGACACTACCTTAGAGGAATGCCTGAAGGTAGCGTACAATGATATTAAAGATCGTAAGGGACATATGAACAGTCATGGTGTCTTTATCAAAGAGGGAGATGCAGCTTGAGTTTATTAGATACTAGAGATTACTACAAACCGTTTGACCATCCTTGGATGTTTGACTACTACTCACAGCAGAATCAGATGCACTGGTTCCCAGAGGATGTACCTCTGCACAATGACGTTAAAGATTGGCAGACAATGACTGATGAAGAGAAGAACCTTCTGACTCAGATCTTCCGTCTGTTTACACAGTCTGATGTAGACGTAGGTGCTGGGTACGTTGACAGGTACATGCGTATCTTCAAGAAACCTGAAGCACGTATGATGATGTCTAGCTTTGCTAACATGGAGTCCATACACCAACATGCCTACAGCCTGCTACTGGACACCGTAGGAATGCCAGAGGTGGAGTATAAGGCGTTCTCAGAGTACGAG